GGTGACTGTGGCGCTAGCAAAGGTCACATCCGCCGACCCGACCACCATTTCTTCAATAGCTGTGCCTAGGTTGACATTGGTAACGTTGCCCCACGTGGTGGTGTTCTCACCCGTAGTCATCAACTGAATTTTCAGGTTACTATAGGTACTAGCCATTTTCGGTCCTTACGTGGGGATTTCTACCCAAGTTACTGTATTTCCATCGTTTACTTGTACCCAAGTACCCGTCTGAGAGTCGTTTATGGTCTGCCAGTTCGGTGTCTGGTTGTCGTTGATTATACCCCAAACTAGCACGGTAGTGATAAAACCAGTAGCCTGAACCCCAGTGGGGAAGACGTTGGCCTTAGCAGTGGTAGTTACTGTACCGATAGACCCAGTGGCCGAGACCCCGGTAACGGAGACTTGCACCCCAAGACTAATGGTAACTGTACCAAGTGACCCAGAGGCCGAGACCCCAGAGACGACGACGTTAGCGGCAGCTGCGAAAGTAACAGTACCGGTAGACGCAGTAGCCGAGACCCCAGTGGGGGAGACGTTAGCCTTGGCAACAATAGATACCGTGCCTACCGACCCAGTGGCCGAGACCCCGGTAACGTCAACCCGCTCATTTTCGTCTACCTCGACAGTCGCGATAGACCCAGTGGCCGAGACCCCAGTTACGTTGGTATTTGCAGCGGCCTGAACGGTAGCTGTGCCTATGGAGCCGACAGCCGAAACGCCAGTTAGTATAACGTTTGCAATGGCTTGGACAGTAACTGTGCCTACGGAACCAGTAGCCGAGACCCCAGTAACGGTAGTGTTTGCCTTGGCTTGGACGGTAACTGTGCCTACCGACCCAGTGGCTGAGACCCCGGTGACGGCTACTTGAACGGATGTAGAGCCAGAACCCGCGAAGGTATCTGCTGCAAAGGGGAAAAAACCAAACAATTCAGCCCCCTCTGGTTAGGTGTTCAGACCCGGGTTGTATATCATCCTGCCGCCTACGACGGTAGCGGTTAGTGTTGCTTTGCGATTACCATAGACTTTGTAGCTTACGTGGACCCAGCCGCTGTTGGGCTGACCCTTGCGGTAGCACTCCAGAATGACCTGATCGAAGTCTAGGTTCTCGGCAATCCACTTTGCCAAGTCCCCATTAGCCACCCCGGGCACCTCGATATCTGCCGCCTGACCCATGCAGTGCTGGGAAGTAACTGCACCCCCAACTGCCTTGTTCAGCGCCTGCCCCCGGTATCCTGAGTTGATATGGACTGGCCCGTAGTGTTCCCGAATAGGCTCTAGTACCCGTTCACATAGCTCTTTGAGACAGTCCAGCTCGGCTGCACCGGGCACGTTGTCGATACCCCGCCGTTCCCCGGTTTGAGATTTGATAAGCTCCTCAAGGGTGAAGTGCTGGGTTAACTGCATGGCTACGGGAAATTACCCCCAACCGGGTTCGGGAAGCCTTCAGGAGCCGCTGTGCCAATCTTAGCACCGGGGGGGACGGTGGTCGATGTCCACGGGCTTTCGTTCATGGGGCCTACGCAGTCGGCCAGCGTCGCGCCGTTTACTGGCTTGGGACGTACCGTGCAGGGCATGGACCACATATTGGAGAAGCCCCCACCCGGCTTGGATGTGCTGGTAAAGGTGCGGATCACGACGGTGGTGGGTGCCCAAGTCGGGGCAACGGGGTAGGTTGTGGCGTTACTGAACAGGGACCAGACCTTGCCCTTGGGGGCCTTACAGGAGCCGCCCATCAGACTTAGGTCGGCAATGCTCTCACCCTTGAGGACTGGGCATACTGAGACACCCATAGGGAACGTGTTGCCGTTAACCTTTACCGTCTTGCCGGGCACCGCCACCGTCGCACTGGAGGCGCACAAGGCGTAGGGGGTGTGGCAGATGGCAAGGGATGGGGAGGCGTCAGCCGGGGTTGCGGCAAGAAGGGCTAGGACGATCAGGGTCTTTTTCATGGTGTCTCCGGTGCGACGTAGGGCGCGGGTGTGCCGTCAGGGTTAAGGACTTCAGCTTCTATAAGACCAAGTTCAGTCGCGGCTTCGACGCTGTAGGCCAGCGGCGCACCGTCCGCGTCCAGCACTTCCGCGCCGTTTTTCCAGTCTCGGAGGAACATGGCGCAGTCGGTGTTGTCCAAGCTAAAAGGAATGCTCTCGTTACGGCCTACCCGGCGAACACTAGGGGGAACAGGGGGAGAACCTTCGGGCCATCCAGCGATTATCTGATACGTTTCCATTATAGCTCCGCCGATAAAGTTACAACGCCGTCAGATGCACAGTTTAGAGTACCGGACACTCCGCTCCCTGCCGCAAGACCAGTAGAAGTGGCGTATATCCACTGAGTATCAAACATGGGACCATAACCACCCGCTTGGCTCATACCATTGATAGAACCAGAATAGCCCGCAAAGTCCATCTTTGGCGTTCCTGTGTACGCTATTGTTGCAGCACCTCTCAAAGACACCGGGAGTTTAATCACTGCATACCCTTGAGTAGAACTCAATTGGTACGCGAGAGAGACTATAGCGTTTGTTCCGCTCCATTTTACAAAATAGCGTTGGCATTTTTGGAACGACACACCGTAATCATCCGGCACGAACGGCGTGGCGACGGTGCCGATTTCGAGTTTGACGCCTGTGACGTACCAAGTTGCGGCGTTGGTTGCGACGACCTTGGTGGCTCCAGACGATGTAAATACGTTGGAAGCATTCCAAGCCGATGCAGTTCCGGCGTAGGTCGAGCCTGTCCCTATATCGAACAGAAGTGTCGCACCGATGCCATTCGTCGCGCCAATCCACGTTCCCGATGTATCACCGGCAATTGTTACAGTCTTTTGCTCCCAAGTGTTTGCGTCGGAAATCGTGTAGTTAAACACATAACTTCTATTTGCGGCGCTGTTTCGCAAACCGCCAGCAAAAGTTCCGGTCAGACTTGAACGGACCCAGAAAGACAGGGTGACGGCGCGGGCGTTGGCGGTTCCAAAATTCGCGTCAGCAAAGTTGAAACCTTCGATGCTCTGCTGGACGTTGAATATATCACCAGCAGCCGATGAGTACGCGCTGGACGAGGTGACGCCAAGATAATTGGCAAAACCGACAGGAGGAGTAACCGCCGCAGCATTCTGCTGGCAGGTGAACTTACTTGCCACCGTAGACCCCGCAAACCAGCGGTCTAGCGTATAGTTACTAGCGGCTGTAACACTCGCACCAGCATTACGCTGGTCAATAGCCATATCGCCGTTGATGATCTTGTTCGCGCCCGTGTAGTTCAACAGGTTGCCAGTAGAACTAGCGCCTTGAGCAAGGATGGATAAGTTGCGGTTAATAGCCATGGTTTACAGTCCGCGTTCTGCGTCTCTTGCGGCCTTCGCAGCAGCTTGGGCGTCTTCGTGGGCCTTGATAACTTCCGGCGTGTGTTCAGCAGCCACAGTGGCGCGGACACCAGACCAGTCCTGCACGGGGCCATAGCCCTGATTTGTGAGATCGGCGTCAACTGCGGAGATCATGTCCTCCACGTTCTGCCCCGGCTCTACAGCGCAGCGGTGCCACAGCGATGAGATAACTTCCCCGGCGTCTACCACCTGCTTGGCGATGCGGACCTGAATAATGCCGGTATCCGTGATTTCGCGTTGGTTAACAGTTGCAATGCGCGGCATGGTTTTTCCTTTAGGCGTTGTAGTTGACAGTCATAGTCAGGTTTGTGGCATTGTTAAAATTGGCCTGTGTCAGAATGCTAGCAGTGCCGGTGACATTTCCGGTTGAAATATCTAGCGTTGTTACGTTTGATCCTGTGAAAAAATTATTTATTGATAAACCGCCAGTGATCAAAGCCGCGTCGTAAACCTCGGCAGCAGCAGCTATACCATAGTTTGCATTGGCCGTTGAAATCGTAAACGGAAGCCCCGTCACTTTTGTATTGCCAGTCGAAGACCCCTTGGAAGACATGGCGAAGTACATCCAGCAGGTAACCTGTCTGCCGACTCTGGTATAAGTTCCGTTTTGGCTAGAATAAGTTATACCAGTTGTGCCACCGCCAAAGCTAACCCCCGGCGTCCAAGTACCTTCCTCGTAGTCATCCAACGTGTTGGCGTCAGCCGAAGCGTTCTGCGAAGCCGGGAACTTGATCTGACCAGCGCCAGCGGCAGAAATATCTACAAGGCTAGTTGCGTTAAGCGTGGTAAATTTGCCAGCGGCGGCAGTCGTCGCGCCCACTGTCCCATTAATGTTGATGCTCGCCGTGCCAGTCAGGTTTGTGACTGTGCCGCTGGACGGGGTGCCAAGTACAGGCGTTGTCAGCGTCGGGCTGGTACTTAGCACCATGCTGCCTGTGCCGGTGACGGAGTTCGAGAGCGCCACGCCGCCGTAGTTCAAGGCGCTATTTAGCTGCATCGTGCCAGTAACCGCCAGAGCATTAGTGCCAATAGTTGCGCCGCCCAGCGCCAGCGACGTACCCGTGCCAACACCGATATTAGTGTTGGTGGCAGAAAATGTTGACCACGCGATGGTTTCAACAATATCGTTAAGCGCCGCAGCAGTCCCCAGCACAACGCTTGTGCCGTTTGTCGCCGTGTATTCGCTCGTCGTCAGCTTCACGCCGTTCAGGTAGACATCTATGTACCCAACGGTATAGGCCACAGTGAACGTGGTCTGCGATGCCGTGGCTGTGAATGTAGTTTTGGTATAGACGTAGTTCGGAACAACTTCAGCGGGCAGCGTGACAAACACATCTTTGGTACCCGCAGAGAAGGTAACCTTAGTTGTGCCGCCCGCACTGGAGGAAAGAACCGTATCACGCGAAAGCGTGGTACCTGACGACGTGTAGGTACCAATACCGACTTCCCACTGTGAACCACCGGCAATTGTGTAATAGGTAGTGTTCCCGTTACCGATAATTGAGAAGTTCTGGTAACCAGTAGGCGCAGTTCCGCTAAGGGTAACCGTGCCCTGACCAGTCGTAGTCGTCGTATCTTTTACGCGGTCTGCGAGAACTAAAGCCATTTAGGCAATCCTGATGATTGCCGTCGTGTTGGTGGCGGCGGGGAAGATGATGGTGAAGTCACCCGCAGTGGATGTCTTATCCGAACCAAAGTCCAACGCGCACACCGCAGCGTTCGTCAGCGTGGTATTCGCCGTGCCGTTAGCCGAAGGCGTGGTGTTATAGATAAGCGCACCGCGAGCCGTAATTGTGGCCGTGCTGAACGTCAGGTCGCTGAAATCCGTGAAACCCGTACCCGCCGAGGCATTGGTGTTAGTCGCAGTCACACCGAGATTAACCAGTGCGCCGCCGCCAGCCGTATAGTTAGTACCGGTAACTTCGTTGGAAGACGTGTACGCCGTGGTATTGGCGTCAATCGTAGCCGACGACGTGTAGAGCGCCAGCTTGAAAGAGTCGCCGCTTGTAAGGCGGAAGTCGTGCACAGCCAGCATAAGCTCAGCCTTGAACGAAGTGGTCATTGCCTGTGTAATCGCCATAGTATTCTCCTTAGATGTCTAGGATTGCGGCCAGATCGGGGTGACCGGCATTGTTGAGCTTGTTAGCTATAGTCGTATTGTGAGACCTGACAGCCTCGTGCATGTAGAACACCAGCACCTTGCGGACGCTGTCTTTGAAAGCTTCGGCCTGATCCCGGATAGCGGGGTGGCTCTGGCTACCTACGTAGACAATTTTGTCTAGCGCACGTTCGGCAATCTCTTCAGGCGTAAACCCACGGTTGCTGGTGGTCTGCACCATAACGTTGCCAGCTTCGACACCAAAAAGGATGGACATGTCGCTCATCGGACGGGGTACCTAATCTGGGTTGTACGGTACATATCCTGTCTGTTCTTCCCCTCGGCCAGCTCCTTGAGCTGCGCCAGCGCCTCGTCGTACCGCTTCTGGTACTGGGCAAGAACATCAGCTTCACCTTTCATGAAGGTGTAAGCTTCCAGAAGTGACCCGTAGAGCAGCACCGAACTGAAGTTATCACCCAACCACGACGTGCTAGCGGTCACGATAGACTGCGGATAGTAGAAATAGTGCAGCTCCATGCTGTAGCTTGCATCCGGCGTAGGGCCGAGGATGTACGAAGTCTGGTCGAACATGGCGTAGTGGGTGGGCTTACCAGTGGTCGCCGGGTACGGGAACGCCTCGCGGATGTAGTTCACATCCTTGTTCAGCAGGTATTCGTACGCCCCACTAGTCGGGTCGATAACAGCAAGTGAGAAGTTAGCCAGCCAGTCAGACGGTACGCTCAGATACTTGTTCGTAGCCGTGGCATTGCCCGTCACGTTCTTACGCAGTTCGAGCAACTGCACATTATTGTAGATGCGCTGCTCAGCCTGCCCAACGAACGTAGCTACCTGCTCCGCAGACGTAAGACCGCCAGACCCCGCCGTGTCCGGGAAGTCGTTCTCAGTATAAGCCTGTATCGTCTCGACAAGCGTGGCGTAGTTCATCAGCCCATCTTTTTGCTGCTATTGGTACCCTTGGTCGCCGCACCAGTGCCCCGAGTCTTCAGGGTCTGGGTGTTAGCAACGTTATTCGGGTAGCCGTTATTGCCGGTATCCGCCTGCGTATACGTAACCGGCTGGTTAGCACGAGAAGGCAGCGGGTTAGCCGTTGCGGGGAAATAGGGGAACTTATCCGTATTCATCTTAAATCCCCGTCTTCTTGACCTTGGAACCGCTCTTCTGGTTCGCCACCTTGGCGAGACCACGGCCCATATCCTTCATCTGCATGTTGGTCTTGCCGCCCTTAGCCAGCTTAGTCAGCGGCTTACCCGGGTGCATACCCTTTTCATGCTTATGGACAGCGGACTTAACCATAGCCTTGTCCTGCTTAATATCGCTCTTCGAAGATTCCTTAGCCATTTTATACTCCTAGGAAGTGGTCACGGTTACAGTGCCTACGGCACCGGTAGCCTGCAAATTATCAGTAAGGCCCGAAAGTTGAAGGGGGTTGTTAAGCCCCACCGGACCCCACCCCCACTGTATAACACGACTACCGCCCGAAGGGTCACCAAAAGATATAGCCGCCGTGGGGTTTGGGGGGTTAACCGTCAAAATCTGCAAACCGGTCAAACCAGCCTGTAGGTACGTGGTATCCCGCCTTGGGTTGCGCAGAGCCTGTGGGTCGTCCACGGGGTACATACCCAGCTGGAGCTGGGGCTGGTCAGGTTCCCAGCAGGTGGGGCAAACCAAGATATTCACGTTCTTAGTCTTAATGACGAGCTGCCGCAGCTCCTTCAGCATGTACTGAAAGCCGCACCTATCGCACATGGCGATGGCTTTTTTACCAGAGGCGAACCTATTGGGCATAGCCGCCCCCTAGAAGAACATTTGGCGCGGGGCAAGTCTCAAGGACGCCTTTTCACGGTCCTCGTCTGCCGCCAGCTGCCATGCTTCGTCGTACATTGCCTTGAGCATCTCTACCCTGTTGAGCGCGTCAGGGACCTTCAAGGATAGATAATAGGCCAGCCCAGCCACCAAGGCCGGGAGCATACGGAACGGGATGTCCTGAGTATTGACGCCGTTGCCTGCGTCTTGGATGCGCCGCAGACGCCAATAGACGAATGTATAGTAGTTACTCTGGTCGGGGCAAGGCCAAACATTGATGTTCGGGTAAGTCACCCCCGTGGTTGGCTCGGTAGCCCCCGACTGCCTATTGATCCAGACCTGAATGGGCCTACCTTGGGTCAGCTTGTTGGGGATAGTGGAGTAAGTATCTACGCTGATACGGGTAATGTTAATGTCGGTCTGGTTGATACCGGACTGCGTACGAATAACGTGGTCCAGCAGATCAATGGTATCCACCGGAAGGCTGTAGGTAACCGTGCCCTGAACCATGGGGATCGACCCCTGTTCGATGGTCCAGAGATTTATCCCCTTATTTGCCCACTCTATTGTCAACAAGTTCAGACTACGCCGCGCCGTACGCATGTCGTAACCCGTGCGCAGCTCAGCACCGCAACGCTCAAAGGCTTCTTCGACCAGATTGTTCAGGTCTAGGTTGAAGGTTGTGGTGCCCGAAGTTGTCATCTGTACCTTGCCGTTTTACTGGCGATAGACTTGGGTTGCTTAACGAACTGCTTGCCCTTGGCTGTGCCTTCACGCTTTGCTCTGGTAGTAGCAGCGTATTCAGACGAAGACAGGGCCTGATTGGCTTTCTTAGGCAGATACCGTTCGCCCGTTGCTTTGGGTCCCTGTGTCGAAGGCTTACCAGACCGGGTACCCCAGTCCTCCTTGGTCCACTTGGACAGGGACTTCTGGGCTTCAGTCTTGGGGCCTTTGTAGCCGCCACCAGACTTCTTGTACCGCTGAGTAGCAAGCTGTGCTTTACGGGCAGACCATTGACCCGGTTTGCCGCCTTTGTCGCCAGCTTTCACACTGGCGACAACACGTTTCCACTTGCCCTCATCCGTGTGGCCCACTTACTTCTTCCTAAAGCCCTTCAGCATCTCAGCAAAACGAGCCCGCTGACCAAGCTTACCGGGGGCCTTAGCAGCCTTAGCCAGCTTCTTGGCGGGGATTGTCTCGCCCTTCTTGGTACCAAGGCTGGCCCGCAACGCACCGGGCTTCTTGATGGCCTTGGCGATGTCGAGTTTGCCACCTTTAGCGTACATGCTAACCTCGTTCGGATCATCCTTGCGGGTGATCGTCTTTGCCTTAGGCATCTTGGAAGCCTTGACGGCCCCCATACCACGAGAAGGGCGCATATTAGCAGCCCTTCATGCCGCCACGGGCCATCTTAATCTGCTTGGCCTTGGTCTTGCCCTTCGTGGCAATACCGTCAGTGGAAGAGCGGAACGAACCACCAGCAGCCATCTTCTTCGCGGAGCCACCCTTCTTCATGCCCATACCCATACCCATCGGGGCAGCAGGAGCAGCCATCGCACCACGACCAGCACGAGCAGCCATGGCGCGACCCATCATGTCCTTAAGAGCACCCATCTTCTTGTTAGACTTTTTCATTAGCGCATCTTTCCTTTGGTTTTACCTTTTATGGCGATACCGTCACCACGACGGGAAGCTGAACTCTTGGCCGGGGCGCTCTTGGCCTTGGCCTTTACTTTACCACCCTTTTTGAACGGGGTGGGACGGCTAGCCATGGGGCCCGGGGCGTTAAACGCTGGGGGGTTGGTGCCCATCGCAGGGTTTTGGGTCGGCATATTCGTGCCCATATTCGGACCCGGCACGGGATTCATCTGGTTAAACCCGTAGTTAGGGGTACCAGAAGCTACGTTACCACCATCTGCATACTTCTTCATGGCCTTAGCCTTTTTTGTTGATTTCGTCGATTTTGGTTTCAAGCCGTAGAAAAGCCGCATCAAAGCGGTCACCCAGTTTGTCAAGATCACGGCTGTACTCCGCCCTAGTAATATGGTCCCGGGCAATCTCTTCCCGGGTTCTGGTCATAAGGATACCAAGCCGGTCTAGCTCGTCAAACTTGCCCTTAACCAAGAAACCCATAACCGACACTATCCCGCTCAAGATCACGTTCCACACAACAACAATATCGTTCATGTCAGGCAACCCCAAACTCTTTGTAATACTCATCCCACCGGGGGTCGTCGTTATTAGCGTGTATATACTGTACAGCGAACTCTAGTAGTTCCGGGCTATCCCTAAAGTGCCCCAAACCACGGTTACAGTGCCCGCACAACATACCACGAATTTTGCCGGTTACGTGGTCATGGTCCACAACTAAAGGTTCTTCAGAACCGCAAATAACACATTCTTTAGTAGTGGTTTTTAGGTCTTTCAGGTCTTCGTCACTAATCACATTGCGGTGCTGACCACGAGAAATTTCACTGCGGTAGGTACTGCGGCACGCGCGACACCAACTGTCAAAACCCGATTTAGTCCGGTTATGCAGCGGAAAATGTTCCGCATTAAGTGGTTTGTCGCACTTACAACGAGTGCAGGGCTTTGTCAGCATTTCCACGCCCTCAACGACAGTGCCTTGCGGGTGGGTTTTCCTTTTTCATCTTTCATAGGTCCGGGCATACCAGACATTCTGGCGCAAAAAGACTTGCGCCGCCCCGCATCTTTTTTAGTTTTTGGGTTCGGCGCGGGGGGTTTTAACCCGGGTTTCCCGGGGTTGGCAGCATTGTAGGAAGCACGTCCCTTGGCGTTTAGACCGCCCTTAGGGTTCTTGCCTTCTTTGCGTGTCCATGCCGGGGACTTAGCCATTGGACACCTTCTGGT